AGGTCTGTAATACGAATAGCATCTTTTAAGTCGTTATATGTAACGTATTCAGTAGTATTCTTATTTAAAAATACTTTTACAATAGCTGTAGTGGTATCAATGCTTTCGTCATTAATAACATAATGACGAGCGTCTGTTGCGTCCGGAACAAGGAATGTCCGTGTGATCTCTATACCTTCATATAGCTTAACTGCAGCAGAACCATTTTCATCTGTAAAAGAATAAGAACCTGAACCGTTATCAGTTGCTGTATAATTATCTCGCGTTTGAAATGTATAATTAACATCTTCGACAGTTGCAGTAAATCGTGTGCCAATAGGAAGACTAATAGTAGTAGGTCTTTCTCCAATAAAAGAAGATAGATCAGCACTTATATTAATTGTTGCTGTTGCAGTTGTTTTTGATCTAGGATAATATCCAAGCGAGTGTGCGTGTGTAACCGCTGAACCTCGTAATTGAGAAGTTTCAAGGAACGATTCGTTAATCGCCATGTTTGCTGTAAGAGCATTAAAGTGAGTGTTGTATGCAAGAACATCAAGGATATTCGATAGAGCAGCTCCTTCAAAATCATAATCTGCAAACTCCGGAGAAGCTGCAAAATATGTTTTAAGAGTTTCTTTGAGGTTATTAAAATCAAGTTGTGTTGATTCGATATTAGTAGCCATTAGCGTATCCTTGTGATCGATGTGTTGAGCGTTACGATCTCCGACGTATTAACCACCTGAAAGGTAATTTCAACATCGAGATGATTCTCATTTGGATTTTCTCTTACTTCAATATTACGAATTCTTGCTCTTGGTTCAAAGCTTTCAATAGCAGCTCTTACTCTTTTTTCTACATCAAGTGAAACACCATAATCAAAAAGTTCGAATAGCATAGAACGAATGTCTGTGCCGAATAAAGGCTGGAAAGGCTTCTCACCGTAGTTAGTAAGAATAATTGTTTTAACACTTTGCTTTATTGCTGCAGCGTCTTTTTTCTTATAGACGTCTTTAATAGAATTAATAGTAAAAGAAAGATCTAAATCGGAATGATCTATTCTTTGAGCCGCAGACACAGATCTAACCTGTGTATTACCTTCCTCAATCGAGAATGCTCTGGTAGCCATGTGTTCTATCCCTTCCTAAAGAAGTCTTCTTATTATACCGAAGATCTACCGATTTGTAAATCCCCTATTGTGTCTATTTATGATCTTTTTTATGGTTAAGTGTTAAGTAATGCTAGATTACCTGATATAACTGCTCCATTAAATCGAGTCTCGGTTTCCCGATTAAACCGAATGTTTTTTGTTTGGCCCGAAGTCATATCCGGGGTTATTACCCATACGCGTGTATCTAAAGATTGACCGTCAAACGTATTATAGTCCATAATAATTTTTTCATAAAAAGGATATGTAAGTAAATATTGAGCAAGAATAAACACCATTTGGGATGAAATGTTTCCTTTGTAACTTCTTACATCATATGCTGTTGCACGTCCTTGAGCACGTAAATCTGCAATAGAACCAATCGTTCGGGATTCTGTGCTTCCATATCGATATACGCCTGCTTGGGCTTCAATGCGATATTGCTGGAATTCTTTTCGTGACCTAGCTGCTTTTAGAATCTCTGCCTGTAAATAAAGATTCATAATAACTTTTTTCTTATCTTCTTCAGGAAGGTGACCAATTGTAGTAGAAGAATTTTTAGCACCAATAAATGTACCTACTGTAATATCTGATGTTAGGTTATATGCACCATCTATAGAATTTTGTTCTTGTATAGGCCAGTAGCTTGCATCAGGAACAAACAAAGGTAATGATACACCTGATGAAGTAAACGTCTTAGAAGGATTAGCACCTTGTCCTAACGAAGTAGATCCAGTCATAGGTTTTGATCCTGCTAGATCTTTAATAGCAGGTGGTGCAGTATTTAAATACTTTTCGGAAATAAGTCTTTCTGCAATAAGCTGACCCATTAATTGGCTATTTAAACGGTTTGAAGGTTCGTCCATCATGTCTTTAACACGGCCTGTAGAAAGTGGTGCGAGTGCCATTATGATGCTCCTTCTTCATATCCATATGCAACTGATTTATCCAAAGAAGAACGGATATAATCACCCGGATCTACTTGAACTTCTCGTATGCCATTAGTAGCGGTTTTTTGTCTTGCTGCAATAACTGCTGCCGAAGGCAAGGCAGTTGATTTAGTATCGATTGGTGTATTATCTACAGGATATTCTGGATCATCACCAACGCTTGGAGTATAAGTAGAAGGCGCAGCGTCACCGTCCGGATAAGACTGATGTAATGATGTTCCTGCTTGAGTAGCAGTTGCTGCATTTCCTTCAAGGTCTCCATAAACAACATTTGTACTAACAGTTTCACTTTGGAGAGTTTTTCCTACGTATGAATTGTAAGAGTAAGATATAACGTTCTCTCCTCCGATTGTTCCGGTGTTCCCTACTACTTCTAATTGTGGACCTGTAATAGAAACAATAGGTGCACTTGCCATAAATCGTTCAGCAGACGTTTGTGATATTGCATTACTTACGTATAATGATTCCGAACCTTCAATGCGAGTAACCCTGTCACCCTTTACACTTTCTGTTAATCCCCCAAGGGATAGATGTGATACCGGTCCAAGGTTAACCATAGAAGTATCTCCGGTTACCCGCGAGCGTACGCTTCCTGCTATAGTGCTATACTTAGATCCATCAGAAGTTTCTACAAGAGTTCCTCCTGAAGCAGTTACGTAACTTCCTCCAGATCTGTTATTAATATCCCCACCTGCATTAGTAGTGATTGCCCCGTCAACTTGGGTGTTCTGATTACCTGTAACGACCGTGCTCATATCTCCTTTAATATCATAAACAATATCTGTCGCAGATATAAGGATAGATCCATCGGGTCTCATTTCAATACCTGATCCAGACTTATGCCGTAATAAAATTCTTTCTGATCCTGGAGTATCGTTATATTCAATAATATGTCCACCAGGGGTTTCAGTAACTTGAACCTGAGAATAGTTTGATCTACGATCTGTTCCACAAGATAAAGACTGGTTAGCAATAGCCGCACGAGTATTTAACTGAGCATTACCTTGACCCCTTGCGCCTTTATTCAATCCGGATTGGTTCGAATAATCAGTCCGTGCTCCTAAAAGATTTGCTTCTTTTCTTGGATCTAGTTCATCAGGATTTTTACCTCGATCGCCTATATCTGAATCACCGGCAAATCCCGGCCCGGATCTTTTTATTTTACTTAAGTCAAAATCTATAAAAGGCATATTAGTTCCTAATTGGTTGTAATGGTCTTACGACGCTTTCACTTGCATCGAAGTGCATAGCATCTGGCCATTGCCATAATCCACCCCAAGTGAGTTTATATTTAGTTGCAAGATCTGGCATTTGGCTTCCTGTTCCATTAGAAGGTAGATCAGTTATAATAAAGCCATCTCTTCGTTGATTTCCGTTTGCGTCTCTTGGTCTACTATTTGTAGTAGGGTTAATATCAATTGCTAAACCATAAGCATGCCAACTCCAACTGTTTGATCCTGCTACTTTACGATAGTTATATCCGCTAATTGACCATATCTCATAGTCTAAATCTTGTTCTAATTCTCTTACAAATCCATCGAATTCTTTTGCATAGCTTTTATTTACTATATATTCTAATTTATTAGTATACGTTGTAAGCTTAATTAAATCGTCGGAAACAACCTGAAGTACTTTACCTGTTCCGCTATTACCGGCAGAAGAACGATTAATACTTGCGCACGCGACGCCCGCAGGACGGAATGGAAGTTGAGGAGGTATTTCGCCTGCTTCAATTTCTACATCTTCCCGTATTTCTTCTCCGTATGATCTTTGGAGTGCACCAGGAATAACACGACTTAAAGCAAGGTTTAATTCATTAATGGTTTTTTGTTGATCAGAGCTAGTTGCAACATTAGGTCTAGGGGTTGCAGGCATTACATATATGTGCATTGAAGTATCTCCACCTTTAAATAAAGATAAAGTTTCAATGGACATACCACGTAGAACTCTCCCATTTGGCTCGATAATATAATGATAGTCGAGAGGAATATCTTTTCCTGTTATATTTGTTGCACCTTGCTTAGAGCTAGTGTGCCATATAATAACAGAAATAGCTCTAGGACAAAAAGCAATCTCAGCTTCAAATTCTTCTGCAGTATCTACATAAGATCCAGATCGGGTTCGACCAATAGTAATATTTGATTGTATTTCTGCGGAATTAGTTTTAAGTAGTCTTTCGGGTCTTACTTCTATTTGGGATAATCTTTCAGAAATTTGATTTAATGTAAAATCTTTAGAAGTATTTTCTTGAACTATAAGACTTGCGGCGTCGATATTATCTTCTACTAATTTAGTAAGAATACTTTGACTTAGTTCTGGCGTAAGAATAGTATCTCCTAATAAATTATTTATTTGGTCCCAAGCAGACTGATCTTGAGATACAATTAAATCGTCTACTACTTTTCCGGATAAAGTGGGAATTTGACTTAATATGGTATTAGCACTTGTATTATCAATTCTTGATATAAACGAAGTAATTTGTTGTTGATCATTTATATCAAGGTTGTTAATTCCTTCAATAACAGTTTCTACGTTTACTGATGGAATAGCTACATCTTGTAATACATCTCTCATACCTTCGGTTGTTCTACCGGTTAAATTTTTACCAGTAAAGTTAATGGCTTCTGGAGTACCTATTGTAACTATTTCTTTTAATGAAGCAGCTGAAGCAGAACCAGTTGTATTCAAATCTCCTGACAAAGCATTTACGTCTGCTTGCTCTGCACTAATATCGGGCGTAAGTTCAGATAAAGACCCTTCGATATTAGTTCCGGTAACTACTAGATTAGATCCTCCGAATCCTGGAACGTAACTTGCATCTTGATCAAATTCCGAAGTAACTGCAGTAAAACCCCCAAGTGTTTCTCCTATTCCATTTTTCCCAATTACTACAGATCTTGAAGCAATTTGTTGAGAAAGAACATTAGATATAGAAGTTGTAGAGTTAAGACCTACATCACGATTTAACCGCTTTAGCTTATCGTTAATTAAATTAATACCTACTGTCATGAGTATCTACCACCTATCCAAAATCTGGAATTACCTACTACCTTTAGTAATAATCCTGCGTTTGTTCTATCTTCGGCAATCTTTTGCATTTTGCCAGTTCCTAAACCGCCCCATGCAGCAGGAATATTTGAATCAAAATAAAATACGTCGCGGGGAACTTCATTTAAATATTCTTTTAAACCCCCGTAAATGTTATCTCTATTTTTTCCGTTTGGCCCATTAACATAATTTACACTAGGCTGATAGTCGTTATATTTTGCACCCGTAACAGCTTGAAACTGCGAAGGGGTATTTGCAATCTGCATAATAGTAGAGTTTTTATTTCTTGCTCTATTAATAATCACGCCTGCTACCCAAGCTCTTTCTAGTTGGTTATTACCTGCTTCAGCATACACAAGAGAAACTAGGGTGTCAAATTCTTCTTCACTTAACCTACGAAATGTATTCGCAATAGCTTCTTCTGCTTCGCTATCACTACCGTGAAAGCTAGTAGTGGATGTTACCGCAGGACGTCTACCTCCTACGTCAGATATACCGTTATTAGTTCCTGACCGAGAAGGATCAATATTGTAAGTTGGCATAGCGCCTTCAATAGCAGGTATTGATCCAAGTATAACAGGATTCTGTGAACCTTTACCATCAAAAAATATTCCCATTACTCGTGCACCTACTTGCAGCCAAGGAGATGTTCCTAATCCAGAAACCCCTCCGCTTGTAGTAGGAAGCAAAACACTTGCCCAAGGTAAATCTTCGTTACTAATATCAGGTCCATGTATTCCGTAAATCCTTACGCGTGCACGCCCGATCTCTAAAGGATCGGAAGATACATCGTTTACAACGCCATACCACCAGCGAGTTTCGTCACCGTAATACATTATAAATCCCTTTCAAGATGTGAGTATTTTACTGCGGTCATATTTACGTTATATCCATTTTGATTAAATACATGAGCAGCTGCATAACAAAAATATTGTCCCGAACGATGTCTATCGTATATTCTATTTTTATCAACCGCATTTAAATCACTTGACATAAATTGTAAAAAGAAATTCTTACCTAGGCTTCGAGTATCACGGTTATTTCGTGGCCAGAACATATATCCTGGGACAGTAATATTTATCGGGCTTTTTTCCATAAACATTTTAAGATCTCTGGCATTTGATCTAGGAAGAATTTCATCCCCTGGGTACGCACCTGCATCATATATGTTTGCAGAGTTATCAGTATATGTATGACTTGAAAATAAATGAGTAACTTGGCGGTTACTTTTATTATGTAAGCCACTATAAGCTAAGTTATCATACGATAATTTCTTTTGGTTATCTGGAAGTAAAGGATCAAGTTTATTTAACGTGTCTAAGAAACTATCATGTTTTTCAAAGTGTCTCCATTCGTTTACATTTACTATTTGATGATCAGACCCTATTACACCCTCACTAAGCATAGCAATAGTATTTTCCATATTAACAATTTCGTATTTTTCTATATAACGAGCAGATTTCTGAAGTTGGAGATCACTTGGTGTAACTAATCCTCTAAGCTCAGGGTTTACTGTAAATGCAGACTTTACTTTCTCTTCGCTTAATTGAGTTTTTACGATTGAATATTGAAACGGGTCACTTTGTGCTACAATTGGTATTTCTAATAATATATCTGAAAGACTTTTATATTCTAATGTTTTATTTTTAGTAATAGTAGAGTATAAAAAGTATGGCAAGTTTTCCGCAGTAGTAGCAGTTTTAAGAATATTTGTACAAGCCTCAAGAGGATTAATATACGGAATAAGATATTTAAATTCACTTTGTATTTCAGGATCAGAAATTAAATCTACGTCTACATCTAATTTAGCAGATTTAATTATTTTAGATATTATCTCGTTTGGTTTACCTTTTACCATCTTACTAATAACTTCAGATTGGTTAACAAACATATGTTCTTCAGTAAGACTAAACTTTAAAACGTCTGTGTTTTCATAAACTTTAACTGATCGGTTAACCGAAGTAATAATAAATGTTTTTACAAAGGGTAATATATTTCGATCTTGCTCATCATACGAAATTTCTAATTCTAATCTTTCAGTACCTTGGAATGCCATAAGTCTATACAAATCAACTGTATCTACGATTGTCATATATCCTGTCATATAGCACTGATCTAAATGCTCATATAACTCTAAGTTCGATATTGAGTTTTCAATGTCAATAAAAGAAGTAGACCGGTCAGCGCTTATCCGTGCCTTATTAATAGAATATCTTTTTGGCCCGTTTGGACCAATGCCACCAGTACTCATGTTGACATAGCCCTTTCGAACTCTTTTGCGATCTCTCTTATTGAACCGGGTTTAATAACTCGAATATCACGAAGCTTTTCGTTTCTATTTGTATAAACTTCATTGTAAGTTACGTTAGTTAATAGATTTGAACGTTCAGCGGTTGGATCAATATCTACTCCGTTACCATTTGCATCTAAAAAATAACTAGTAGCTAAGCTTTCTGGACTTGTAGAAGTAACAATTAAACTATCTTCTCCCCCATTTTCTATAGTAAGAACTTGTTCTCCTGCTATAAAAGTATGTTCGCCTTCAATAAAAATTTGACCTAAATCTACGTTACGTTTTATAATTGTTCCTCTAGCATTACTTAAACCGCCTTCTACTTCTGTGCCTACTAAAAACTTATCAAAGATTTCTTCACGAGTTACTATAACGGTATTAGGATGATTGTCTTTTATTAACACATCTAAAACTTGCTGATCTACTGGCCAACCGGATTCTCGAATTTTATTATTTAATAAATAAAATGTCCAATGATAGGAAGGATCGCCATATAACTTTTGAGAAGTGTGATCCGGTCGTTCGCCTCTTTTAATTGTATAGTTTGAATAAAAAGAACGGTTTTGCTTTACGCTATCAAGTAAATCTGAATATGCAGATAAGTGAGGAAACTTAACAGTAAACTCTTCTTGACCAAATCTATAATCAACGTTAGGATAATTAGTAAAATATGGCATTAAAATCCTCCTCTTATATCGGCTTTAGTAGGCGTTTCTGATTCCTGGAATACTAAAGTCATTTGGGTGTTAATTGGTGCACCGTTTTTATGATAAGTTGTTCCCGCTCCCGCGTGCGACACAGACACCTGGGATAAAAAAGAATCTTTAAATCTTGTAACAAATTGTCTTTCCGTTTTTAGTCCTGCAGGATGTACGCTTACTCCAAAAGTGTTCGGATACTTTAAAAAGAATTCTGAAAATAAACCGTTATCGCTAACTTCAGCTGCTTCATCTTCTTGATCAGCTCTTCGTCTAAAAAAGTTTCTTATTTGACCGCCACCATTATCTACACCAAACTCGGGGTACATTTCTTCACGAAACACTTGAGTAATATCGTGGATTGCTTCGGCTTCTTCTGCTGACGTAGGTAGAAATTCAAACTGCATTGTAAAACTACGAGGATTGATTCTTTCTAAAGTAGCTTTAGTATTCGGATTAATAGCAATACCCGCAGCAAGATCTAAGGCACCTAATACCGCTGCGTCGTCCAGAATATCATCTTGAATAAGATTAGAAGCAACTGAAAGAGCCTTTCGAGTTAATCCTCGAGCCATTAATCGTCCTGCCACACCAGTTGCCCCAGTAAAAGTTAATTCTTCTCCTGATCCCGTAGCGCCCTTTCCAAATGTAGAAGCTGCTTTCAGATCAGTGTTAGCATACGTAACACCATCCGTTTTAACTATACCGGGGGGAACATAAAGACGAATAGTATTAATAGGTCGTTCAACCGTTCCTCCTGTAAGTGTATTCACAAATCTTTTTATATCAAATTGCACAAAGCCGTGCTTATTTGTATTGAGATCTAAGGGATACTGCATATGTTAATTCCTCATAAATACTTCTGTTATATCTATTTATGGGATTTTTAATGGCCTACTCAGGAACTTATAAAGTAAAAAATCAAAGTAAATACCGCGGTAATGCAGACAAAGTTGTATACCGCTCTATGTGGGAACGCCATTGTATGAAGCACTTTGATTTTGACCCTAGCGTGGTTAGTTGGTCAAGTGAAGAAGTAGTTGTTCCATATTTCTATGAAGTTGACAAACGAATGCACAGATACTTTGTAGACTTTTTAGTTACATATCAAAATGGCACTACATTGCTTATTGAAGTTAAACCCAAAAAAGAAACTACTGTTCCCGAATATAAAGGTAGAAAAACTAAAAGATATATTAGCGAAAGTATGACATATGTACAGAATGCCAACAAATGGAAAGCTGCAAATGAATATGCAAAAGATAGAAAATGGGAGTTTGTAGTTTGGACTGAAGATACTTTGTATGCTAAAGGTATTATGAAAAAAGGATATAAACCTCTTAAGCCCCTCAAAAAGCTTGGTAAAAAGACCATAAATAGAAGTAAGACTAATACAAGGAACAACAATGGCTAATCGCAGCATATTCGACACACTTGAACTAGAAGCATTCAAGAAAGGTATTACGCCAAAAACCAAAGAGTCTATTAATTGGTTTAAAAAGAAAGCTGCAATTATGTACAATTCCCAGCCTATTCCAAGAAACGCTCTTATGAAAGATCCAAATCTTACGTTATCAAATAAGCCATCTGGAAAATGTAATATGTTTATGTTTTTTTATGATCCTAAATATAAAGAGACTTTACCATACTATGATTCGTTCCCCCTTGTGTTAATGATGTCCCGTGCGCCTGGAGGGTTTTATGGATTAAACCTACATTACCTTCCTCCTGCACTGAGAGCAAAAGTACTTGATAGTGTATTAGGCGGAGACGGACAAGTCCCTTCTCGCTTTATTAAACCTATGATTAAACGTTATCTCTTCTCGCACGTACGCAGTCGCTTTGCCCGCGTAGAAGAATCAGAGTATGAAATTGCCGCATTTCTACCAACTGCAGACTTTCAAAAGTCTGATAAAGCTACTATATATGCTGATTCGAAAAGGAAAATGTTATGACCAATATTACTCGACTAAAGTCAGACCTTCATTTATACGGTGGCCCGGCAAAAACGAATCGATATGAAATCGAGCTTCCTTTTATTAGTGGCGCTATGGGTCGACTTGTAAATGACGAAGCTCCAAATGGATGGGAAGATGCATGGACAAATGCTAAAAATCTATCTTTATTTTGTAGAGCTGCAAACTTACCAGGTCGCCAAATTCTTTCGCAAGAAAGAATCATTATGGGTAATCAAGAAAAGATTGCATATGGCTACGGAGCAGAAGACGTATCTCTTACTTTTATGGACAGAGATGATCATCCTATTCGTAAGTATTTTCAGTTATGGCAAGAGTTAGCTTTTGATCTATCTGACGATCGGACTACATATCATAAACCAAATTTCGCAAATACATATCAAAAAAGCGTAAAAATATACCAATTAGATAATAACAATAAGCGCAAATTCGGTGTTGAATTACAAAGAGCTTATCCTACTACACTTGGTGGGGTAACATTTAGTGCTGCAGCAGAAAGCGCAGTTGTTGAATATAATGTGGAACTATCATATAAAAAATGGTTCCAAATCAAAACATAATGGAGTAAATTATGATCCCTACACTTAATAGTGCACCAAAATATGAAGTAGAAATTCCTTCTACTGGAAAAACTGTGCGCTTTCGACCTTATACAGTAAAAGAAGAAAAAGTATTATTGTCAGCAGGACATGATACAGATGGAGACTCTTATCATATGTTAAGAGCTATTGCCGATACTATTAAATCGTGTATGGTAGAAGACGTGGATGTAAATGACTTTACTGTGTACGATATTAACTACGTATTTAGTAATATCCGTTCTAAAAGTGCCGGTGAAATAGTAGACCTAAAAATTAAATGTTCTGAATGTAGTGTTCAGAACGACGTTGCCATTGATATTGATATTCAAACCATTGAAGATAAGCCTTATACAACTGAAGTTGATCTGGGCCAAGGGTTTTCGGTAGAGATGGAATATCTTCGCTTTGGTAAAATGATAGAAGATAAAATTCTTATGGAAGGTAATCAGGGTGACCCGGAAGTAAGAATACAATTAGTTGCTGCTTCGATTGCAGTAATTAAGACGCCCGATGAAAGATTTGTTGCTGCTGATTCCCCAATGGAAGAAATCGTAGCATTTGTAGATAGTATGAACCCTGCCCAATTTGATAAGATATGGGAATTCGTTGGTAATCCGCCTAAGTTACTATATGAATTCAAATTTGATTGTATTAGTTGTGGCCATCACAATGCAGAAACGTTAGGGAAACAACAAGATTTTTTTTAATATGGTCTTCTAATGATACCCTTATTAATCATTACAAGACCAACTTTGATTTAATGGTTAGATTTAATTTTTCGTTATCTGAACTTGAAAGTATGTATCCTTATGAAAGAGACATTTATCTTGCTTTATTAATAGAGCATTTAGAAAAACAGAAAGAAGCACAGACATGATACCTACGCTAGGAGACGGCTCGATTAAAGAGTATTTAGAAAGCAAAAAAGTTGCTAATGATGTCGCGACGGACGTCGAAGAAACTCGAATGTCTTCTAATCATATTCAAATGATTCAAGCTGATATACTTTCAGAATTAAAAGCTATGACTAGCTTACAGGAGCAGCTAATTAACTTTTTAACAAAAGGTCAGTTAGATACACTTGAAGATAAAAGAGAATCTAGTCAAAAAGGAAGCAGTCTTTTCCCTGCGTTAATGATGATGGGAGCTGGTAGTATGCTAAAAAACGGTGAAGGTAGCGGCGGTGGGTTTAACGCACTCGGAACGGCTATGCAAGTTGGCGGCGGAGTAATGGGTGCAACCGCAGCAACCGGAATGATCGGCAGATTACTTGGTGTAGGTAAAGGTGGTGCACCAGGAGCTACTACCGGTCGCATGGGTAGAGCGATTGCCGGTGCAAGCGCAGCAGGCGGTGCAGCTAAAAAATTCGGTGGCAAGTTAATTAAAGGCGGATTACTTGGCGGTGTAATTGCAGTAATGGCAAACCCCGTGGCAAACGTAGTCGAAGACTTTGCAGGTAGATCAGCGGGAGACTTTGCTGCAGCTGGTATGACGGGCGCAGGTATTGGTCTAATGCTTGCTGGTCCTTATGGTGCTCTTGCTGGTGCACTTATTGGACTAGGAGTCGAAGGTTTAGGTAAAATGAAAACCTGGGCGGACGATCATCGAAATAAAATATCAGATGAACTAGAAAAAGATTTAGAGATAGCTACTAAAAAACAAGAAGAGTTAAATGCTGCATTGCCAGAAGGTCAAGCTCCAGTTCTTACCGACGAAGTAGTACAGGAAGTATTAAAAATAAAGCAGGAACAAAATAGAACTGCACAATTAGCTGTAAATCAAAATGATCCTGAAATTGTAGAACAAAGAAAAGTAGAAGCCGAAGCAGTAGAATCTGCAAAAACTATATTAGAACAGCAAGGTGATAAGCTAGACTTTAATCAAGCTGCTCAGATTATTGCCGCGGAAAACTCAGCGTTAGGCAGAGACTATATAAACGCTGGCACTGAAGGCAAAAAAGAAATTATGGCAAAGTTACCTGCAGTGTTCGAACGTAATGTTAAAATGCTACTACAAATTCCCGACATAGACGATAGACAAATAGGTATGGCATTAAGCGGCGGCTTTGGCGGTGCAAGTTCATTAAGAACAGAAGCAACGGTCTTTGAAATGAAAGATAGAATTACAGCTATTCGCGCGGGTGCACGATCAGCCGAAGATATGGAATTCGGCGACGAGATTGCAGAGATACAAAGAATTAATGGTCAAACTGCAGAAGAGCAAGCTCGTATCGATAGAAGTATGGCAGGAGAAAATGAATATTGGGGTAAAGAAGCAAAAGGAATTGCTAAGTCTCAAGAAACTATTGATGCCTTAAAAGAGAAAAAAGCTGAGCTAGTAAAAATAGTTCCTGAATATATGTTGGAAGCAGCATCTTTAAGTCCGTCTCTTAGAATAGAAGCACAGGCAGCTATTGCAGAAGGTGCACCTGGCGCTGCTGGACCAGGCGGAACAGTAGTTATTGATAATTCAAAAACAGAAGTAGTTCCGCAAGCTCCGCCAGTTATAGTTGAAGCTCCAAGTACAGGAGTTAACACCTCTGATAAGAACCCTGCATTCCGACTTCATAGAAACTAAAAAGGCAGAGCCGAAGCCCTGCCTGATTAATTCTTATATTGTATAGCTTAGTCTTCGTTAGCTAAACGAGCAAATGCTGCCATTACATCTTCTACGTCTTCTGCTGGAGCTACTTCTGCTTCCGGCTCAGAGAATGAAACTGTTTCTGCAGTTGTTGGTTCAGCCATTTGACGTGCTGCTGCCGGAGGAGTAGAATTACCCAACTGACTTTCTTCACGCATAGACGGTGCACCTGAAGCTGCTGCTTCACCCAATACCGTATTCAAACGAGCTTGTAGTTCAGAATAAGTCTTATAGTTAGAATTATTCGGATCAGTAAATTCACGGAGATCGTGTAGTTTACCGTAGATAGCTTCAAGAGCTTCATCATCTTCTGACACTGCAGATGGAGATGCAAACTCAGATTTATCGTAGTTAATCCAACCATCTACTTTACGACACTTTAGTTTAAAGTCTGCGCCTGTCCAGAAGTCAAATGGATTCATAGGTTCTTCGTCAGGATATTCAGGCTTCATAGCATCCATAATCTTATCAAAGATTTTTTTACCAAATTCATAAAGCATGATTTTACCTTCGTTCTGCGGGTTTGCAGGATCGGAGATTACCAATACATTTGCTACATGGTGTAAACGACGCTTTTGAGCACGTGCAGTTTCTTTGTCTGCATCTACACCCGAGTTCCAAAGTTTACCGTTTAGTTGACCCACTGGATCTTCTTGACCGATAGATGTAAGTGAACGTTCGATATACCATTGACCAGTTGGTCCTTTAAATCCATGATCCCAGTAGCGAGTCCATGGTAGTTCGTTACCTTCGGCGGCAGGTAAGAAGCGTAAAACGGCATAACCGTTATCTGATTTATCGCGCTTTAGTTTCCAAACGCGGTCATCACCGTAGCTTTTTTTATCACCACCGAGGCTATCAGCAGCGGCAGTAAGTTTTGAGATAGCGCCTGAGCGCCGGTTTTTTAGATCTGCAAAAGACATTATATTTCCTTATGTTGTTGTATTACAGTTTATATTGTATCATAGTATAGCGATTTTGTAAATAACAAAATCAATCGAAGATCAAAGTATTTTGTCGAGGCAAACAGTTTAAGCTGATTGCTTCTGCTTCGATTTTATCCTTAACCACCGGAGATATAAATTTCTTTACATCTTCCGGATCGATGGATTGCGTTTCACATACATGGACTACAGCATCTATGTATGAGAGCTTCATGTTAAAGACCGATGTTTCTACTAACTTAGTAAAAGTCGATCTGTTCATAAATTGGTTTTCAATCATTTATCGGTTACCCTTAATATCACCATGTTTTTATTTATACGTCCAGTAAAGGGCGCAGGCTTAGTAGTTAGCTTCTTCCATTCTTTATTAATTTGGATTGGTGTTTTACCAAGAATAATAGGAAGAAATTCATTAGGCTTTCGTAAACGAGTTGCACGAGAATTCTCTTCGTCAATTTGTTTAATTGTAGTTCCAGATATTTGGAATCCTTTGCCAGAATTAGTTTTAAGTTCAATAATATATCGTTCTTTCTCATTAAACAGATATACTCGTTCCGCGCCAACTATTCGTGCGGGTGGAATAGACGTTACCTTGTATTCAGTAGACTCTTTAAGATATACGACTTTGTCCGCTTGTTTTTCTGCTGACTTAACAACAGGCTTGCGGGTCTTTCTCATGGCCTTTTTCGAATCAAGGTAACGCTGACTGTCAGACAATACGGATTCAATAAACTTGAGATAGGTCTTACGATCTTTCGCTGTTAGATTCCTGTATGCTTCAGCCAATTGTTCTTGTTCGTCATTTTTCTTTTTAGGTAGATTAATAAGTTCCTGTATTTCGTCCCGTAGAGGAACATAGTAATCATATGTGCCTTTTGCAAGATTCGCTGCAGCATCAATCTTTTTCAGTTCATCGTAAATAGAATATTTTTCATACTCAGACCATTCTTTTGTTCCAAAGGTATCAAGTACTTCTTCTACGCTACCAATAAACTCGGATGTGCGTTCACGAATAATATCCATAGGGGATTTAGAAGCTTTTTTCGGGCTATCACTATCACCACTTGCGACTAATTTACGATTAGCAGAT